GCTGAGACTGAAAGGGTCATTCACAAGGAAACGATTCATAAAGAGAATTTTTCAAAACTTAAAAACACTCCTTATGATTTGAGGTTTAGTGTGGCGCGGGAGATCCCGGTCGAACAGTATGAAGGGGAGATGGACAAAAAGAAAACGAAAGAGCGCACATCTTTTATTCGTAAGAATTTGTCGATCGACCTGACCGTCGTAACCGGTGAAAGCGAAGACATGGATTCTGAAGAATCGATGACATATCAGGTTGAATTCGAGATCATCGACCCCAAAAGGGTCGAGGATGACGAAAAACTCTTCAACATCATTCACAAAGTTAAAGACTTGTTTAGCATGTTTAAATAATGAATACACTCAACGAATTTTTGCAAAACTTTTTGAGTATCGGTAGTATTATCTTCTCAGTAGGAAAAATACATGATCGCTTAAAGGGAACGCGCTATTATTAATAAAAAATGGACCGTCGAATGCTTATTAACTTTGTGGACAACCACGCGCGCGGAATGATCGCCAAACACCTCGCGAACGTCGAAATTTATCTCGCGAACCCAGTCGGAATCGGTGAGCACTCCGATGTCATGGAGGCGATTGAATTGGAACTCGATAACGTCGCGAAATATTCCGACCGAATCGAAGCCCTCAGGGGATATGTCCGGAACGCAGCCGAGATTCTGGATGAAACTCCAAATCGTAATAAAAATATCTGTAATAATTAAATATGGTCGACGCTAAATGTAGCTCAGGTGTACTCACCTCCTGGATATGTTGTTTGTGTTGTATGTACATGGTCTTTCAACCAGCGTGGGACACACGAAAATTCTTTAAGAGTAAAGGTGTACCCATCCCCTTCAATGTAACACTCATGTTATGTTGCTTATCATGTTGCATGTCGGTGGGTGTTTTAAATTTAGCCGATTGTGGTCTTCAGTATGCAGGTCTCAAGCACAAATTAGAAGAAGCCGTCTTCGGTAAAAAGGAAGAAGAATAAATATCCGCTAGTATTATAATGCCAAACACGCCACCACCGGCACCTAAAAAATCTAAAAAGAGACAGCGTTCCCCATCACCACCTAACAATAATTCATTAGAATCGATATTTTCAAAGATGTCAACGACTCAAAAGAGGACGGCTCGGCGTTTAAAGTTCGATAACACTAAAAAAAATTTAAATAAAAATAAAAAAACTTAAAGACAATTTTATATATCATATTAAATGGTCGGTGTGATATATAAAATTACTAAACCAGCCGGTACAGACGGTAAATTCTACGTCGGAAAAACCAAAAATTATAAACAAAGGATGTCGGGACATAAAAGTAAGAATTCGCCCTGTATTCTGGTGAGAAACGCCATACAAAAATACGGTGATAAAATGATCTACGAGATCATAGAGGAGAACGTTCCCGACGAATTGTTGGGCGCGCGCGAAACTTTTTGGATCAAGAAGTTAAATTGTTTGGCGCCGAACGGACTCAACTGTATTGAGGGTGGGGGTGAGGATTACGAGGTATCGCAGTTCACTAGAGATAACATATCCGCCGCACAGCGTCGTCGCGCTTTTGAAAAAAATGGATACGAGGGTAACGTCGATGAGCACCCCCACGGGTTTTACCCTCGAGTTACGGTGTGCGGTAAATATGAATGTTTATCGGACGGACCGTGTAAAACCAGAGACGAAGCCATCGAAATTTTGAACGAATACGCGAGAGACCCCGAACACTTCGTTAAACCCGAGGGGTTGGGGAAACGCATAGCGAAAGGTTGGGTTTCTTTCGATAAGAGTGTGAAGAAATGGCTAGTGCTCGGTAAGGAAAATAAATATTTGGGTAAATATGAAACCGAGGAAGAAGCTGAAAAAATACACGAAGAATACTTAAAAGATCCTGAACATTTTGTCAGACCCGGTAAAATAAAAAGAAAAAAAGGTACGGGTTGTGTTTCTTTTGATAAGAGTAGAAAGAAATGGCACGCGTGTGGTAAGGGAGGTAAGCATGTGGGTCGATACGAAACCAAGGAAGAGGCTGAATCTGCGCTAGATAAATATAACTCAAAAGAAATTATCGGTTCGGTAGATTTTTGCCGAGAACTGTCCATCCTCGCCTAACACATTAATGGCTTCATTACCGTAGAGCTCTTGGCATCCCATATCGTCCATACAGTCCCGATCACCGATCGTAAGTGGCAACGAGTACTGTTGATCACCGGGAGTAACCGTGTAGTAATGGTATCTATCCCTTCTACCTCTCACCTCCCTCGAGTAGATGGGCAAAGTTTCATCGTCACCGACCAAAACGCCTATTTGCTGTGTGTAGCCGGGTTTGTATTTTTTAATTGGCGCGTCTCTAAATTCACGCTCCACCGGAACTCTGACCGGAACTTCAACAACGCGTTTTAAAATAGTCACCGGTGCTACAGGTGTTTCTTCGTTCGTCACCTGAACTATTGTGATCGTCAATAACAATAATACGATAAACAATAGGATTCTTTGTTTGACTTGACCCTTCATTAATATATACGAATATTTATTATTTCGAGGGGTTAATTGGAATTCGTCCTAATCTATACTGAGTTATCATCCATAGTGTAAAAAGAAGGGTTTTCAAAAAATTATTCGCATCGGTGTCTTCCATCTTATATATGGGACTCATTATACGACCAAAAAATGTTTCGTCTTTTTTGTTTCCTGTGACTAGCATCTCCATTTGGGTAAGGAAACACGTATCATCATTGATCGACCAATGAAAGAATATAAACGGGACTAGTAGACTATAAAATTCCAACCATTTCTCACTACCAACAAACGGAAGTATCAGCATGGTAATAAAAAGTAGAAGGTGGATATAAAATATTATATTCTTCATCTATAATATGACTGAAGAAAATATTGGTGCGGTAAAAAGGGAACCCGCGGAGTTCCCCTCGGACATTGAAAAAATCGACGCACCCAAGAGGTGGCACACGCAACAAGAGAAGGTGCTCCAGGAGTGGGGTGAAGCCGCCGCCTGCTACAGGTATATGAATTACCAGGCGTTTTTGATGTTTCAAAAACTCTCCATGCGTTTTACATTGCCGGTGATCGTTCTCTCTACGATTACGGGAACGGCGAACTTCGCGCAAGAGCAATTCCCTGTGAGCGTTCGTTCTGCGGTTCCCAGTATAATCGGTGGTTTGAATCTCATCGCCGGTATAATCGCGACGATCATGCAGTTCTTAAAGATCAATGAACTCATGGAAAGCCACCGATCCGCTTCTCAGTTATACGGAAAATTAAGCAGGAAAATACGATTAGAACTTAATTTACCCCTCGTGAACCGAACGGCAGATGGTGCCGAAATCGTGCACGACGCGCAGCAAGAAATGGATCGTCTGATAGAGCAGAGTCCACCACTTCCCAAAAAGATACTCGTGGCGTTCGATAAAGAATTCCCCGATGATAATATCTTTACGAAACCCGAAATATTACACGTCCATCCAATCTTACCGTTTCAAGCAATCAAAGAGTATTCTATAATGACTCTCCTCAAAAAACCTAGTGATTTAACAAATCTCACGGATAAATTCCTTAAGGACGAACTCGACGAATTACGAGGGCGCGTCATGCCCGGGTCAAAAAGAGATGGTGATGTGAGACCATCGTCTGGTATATCTTCGCGCCGACGTAATCTAGCTCAACCCATTCTTCGAAAACGTAGTACAAAAATTGAAGAAGTGAGTGATGAAGACCCTGAAGCTTAACCCGAGGATGACGGCGAGGGCGAGGACTGATAAGCTATAAAAACGACCAACAAAAACAATGCGATATTAAAGAAACCAATGCATAACAAATAAGGAAGGAGTCTCCTTTTCACAGGCTCAATTATCCTTTTCTGTAAAGCGTCATTTTCTAAAATAATATCTATCGCTTGATTAGTGATATCATCGCGTTTAGAAACCATGGACGCGTACGTTAAAGTAGCAATACAAAAAAAAATTAAAAAAAATACGATACACGCGAATGAGATAAGCCTCCTACAAACGTATCTGAATTCCGGTGAGAATGTTTTCATCTGTGGAATGTCTGGGATCGGAAAAACATTCATACTCGAGCAAGTCGTTGACGAATCGGAGAGCATTGAAATAAACCACTCGATGAAATTTAATGATATAAAATCCTATTTTAAAAATTCGAGTCAGTATTTAATAATTGACGGGTATAAGAATGATATGATCAATTTGAAACAAGTCATAGATTATGTGTCTGACGGAAATAAAATAACAAAAAAATCATTGATAGTTTGTAGTCCACAAGTACATATTATCGATAATTTTAAAACTATCATAGTATCTAAAAAAATGCCAGAAATCATCATGCTCTTAAATCCATCACATCCCAATTCGAAGCGAGCAGCTGAAATGTGTGGCGGAAACCTGTTTAATTTTGAACATTACTTAGAATTTCCAGATCCGAAAGATTTATTTATAACACCGAAAGAACACGTGTCTCGTTTACTTTGCGATCCAAATTTCAAATTTTATAAGGATACAAACATCACGGAGCACGGGCACATGTGGGACATCATGTACGAAAACTACCCAGATTCGAAAGGAGTCAATATCCAAACGGTGGCGCGATCCATGAGTAACGCGGACATCCTCGAGAGTTCCATGTATAGAGGTGAGTGGAATGTGATGCCATATTTTATTAATTCAGCGATGACCTTACCAAAGTATTACATGGGTGATACTCTATCGAAAGATAAATTGCGACCCGGTAGTTCATGGACAAAATTTGGGAATTATAAAATGCGATACTTGAAAGTTAGAAGAATTCTTGAAAAAAGTCGACTTAAAAATGTAGATGACCTACTCACTATATATAACCACATTAAATTAGGGGATGTAGAAAAATACTGTAGTTA